GCTCATGGACACGCCCAAGCGATCGATCATGCAGGAACTGGGCCGCTACAACAAGAGGGAAGAGTATGACCCGTACAGCAAACTTTGAGCGCGTGGCCACCGGCATCGATGTCCAGCCACTATTGGCCAGGCTTGAGGCCATGCCGCACTTGTGGGACGAGATCACCGCACGCCAGGAGTACACCGGCACGGCACATAAAGACACACATTGCATCTACCCGCGTGGGCCGCTGAAGTTCACGCCCTACTTTTACATGTTCGACACTGGCGCGTATGACTACCCGGTCATGGACACGCTGGCTGATGTCCTGGTCCCGATTCTGCGGCCACTGCTCACCGATGTGCTCAAGGTCGAAGAGTTGGGGCGCGTGCTCATTGTCAAACTCAAGCCCGGTGGCGTGGTCACGCCGCACATCGACGAGGGCACATACGCAGATCACTATGCTCGCTTTCATGTGGCCGTCACCGGCACAGAAGAAGCGACGCTGACAGCAGGCGACGAGACTCAGCACATCGCACCTGGTGAGGCATGGTGGTTTGATCACAAGGTCAGACACTCAGCGCAAAACGACGGCGATACCGACCGCATTCACATCATCATCGACGCGGTCACGCCGCTCTTCCCGATGCGCAAGGTACCCGTATCCGATAATGTAGCCACTACTGTGGCGTCAATAGTGGGGAACCCATGACTGAAATCCGACTTTCGAATGTCGATGAGATGCTTGCGAATGCAAGTGAATTGTTCTCAGAACACTGGGAAGAGATTGCCCTGAACAAGCAGGTGATGGTGCTCAAGCCCGATGAGGCAAAGTACCGAGCCGCAGAGGCCAACGGCATGCTGTTGATCCTCGCCGCTTTTGAGGGCGAAAAGGTTGTGGGTTACTCGGTGAATATCGTGACGAATCATCTTCACTATGCCGACCTCATAACATGTAGCAACGACTTGCTCTTTGTGACTGAAGGCAAGAGGAGTGGCCGACTTGGACTGCAACTGATCCGTGCAACGGAGAAGGCGGCAAAAGAGCGCGGCGCCCGTCTGATGCTGTGGCATGCCAAACAAGGCACGCCGCTGGAGAAGATGATGCCTCGCCTTGGTTACGGTGTGCAGGACATTATCTTCAGTATTCAGATCTAAAGGAGATCATCATGGGTGTAACAGCGGCAGTGGCGGCAGTAGTCGGAACCACATATGCGGTCTACAGTGGCGAGCAAGCTAAGGACCGACAGAAGGATGCAATGCGTCAGCAAGAGGTAGCGCAGACGCAACAGTTGACGCAAGCCAAAGAGGCGGCGGCGACTTCACAGCAAAACATCAACAAAGCAAACCAACGCCGACCAGACACGCAGGCTGTAATGGCTGATGCTGAAATGGGCGCAGGCGGTGGCCAAAGCGGCACGATGCTGACTGGTCCGCAGGGTATCGACCCTCAACAGTTGGCGCTCGGCAAAAACACACTTCTCGGCGGTTAAACCATGAGTCAATTCCCCAGCGACGCACAGTCGTATGCAAACGCCCCAGAACGGGACAAACTGTTCACGCGCTGGGGTCAACTCAAGTCGGAGCGTGCATCCTGGTGGGCGCACTGGCAAGAGATCACAACCTACCTGTTGCCACGCAATGGCCGATACTTCGTCCAGGACCGTGACAAAGGATGGCGCCGTCACAACAACATCTACGACAACACCGGCACACGCTCATTGCGCGTGCTAGGCGCTGGCATGATGGCTGGTGCAACAAGCCCAGCACGACCATGGTTCCGTCTGGCCACAGCAGACCCTGAACTCAACAAGTATCAGCCGGTCAAGGTGTGGCTCGATGACACCACGCGTCGCATGCAGATGGTGTTCCAGCGGTCCAACACATACCGCGCAATGCATCAGATGTACGAGGAACTCGGCGCATTTGGTACGGGCGCATCGATCGTCTTGCCTGACTTTCAAAACATCATCCATCACTACCCGCTGACAACTGGCGAGTATTGCATCGCGACCAACTACCAGGGCACAGTCAACACGCTGTACCGTGAGTATGAGAAGACCGTTGCAGAGGTGGTGCAAGAGTTCGGGCGCGAGAACTGCTCGACCACTGTGCGCAACATGTTTGACCGTGGCT